TTGTCGTTTGCAATTATAAGTTTTGACCAATAACGCAGTCATCCGGTTAACTCCACTTCACTTCTCACACTTGTCGATCCTAGTTCAGGCCCATCATAAACACTCTGCGTCTGTCCTTACTTGTGGGTACCATCAGGTTCTGGTAACTACAAAGTGTTTATGGTGGACCTGCTGGGTACTGCCCCCAGGTCCTGTCCAGCGTTTGAATTGCTTCAACGTTGTATTATATTTATAGCATCTTAAAATGATTTTGTCAAGAAAAGATTATAGTGCTAGATCAGATTTTTCTACTCCAACGAACTTTTGTATATTACCACGCTCATTTACTTCTACATCTAATTTTCTACATGCCAGTCTCATTGAACCAACATATTCTTTTTGTGAAGGTGATTTTATATTACGTTCGATTGTGCGTTTTGCTTTTAGACACTCGCTTAAACCCTCTCTAACGGTGTATTCTTTTAACTCTACTGGACTTCCAAAGAACATTAAAAGAACGATAGCTCCCTCAATTACCATTTACTCTCCTAATAATTACTTTCCGTTTTTCATTTCAAGCTGAGAGTCTTTTAGCTTTTCGATCGACGCTTCTAAACTTTGAATACGTTTTTCATAGAATTCAAGAGTCAACTTTTGTTGCTGATCAAATGGTGCTTGTCCATTTTCTATTTCACTGGTTAACTTTTCTAATTCACTAGCTAAATGTTCTATCAACATGAACTGTTCGCTGTCGGCTGGTAGCGAGCCCATCTCACCCCGTGGCCATTTGATTCTGAATTCGGTATTCATTGAGACATCCGAATTCATCATTGTGTAGTTTGTTTCTATTTTATTGAGCCTCTCGATGATACCAAAATACGCCCATGTTCCGATAGCAACCGCGGCAATCATAGATAGGATATTTCTTAGTGGTAAGGAGACTTCGGTATTTTCATTCAACTTAGCCATACCAATTTCCTTTTTATCTGGTATAGTATTTATCTGGTTTTAGAGATAGTTTGTAATTAGTATTACGTAAAGGAAGTAACAGGAGTAGTGTGCGATTTGATCTACTCCTTGTATAATCCAAAATGTTTTTGAGTTGGTAACAACACCGAAGTGTCTTACATATACTGTTTTGATATAGTCAATAAGAAAGTGAAGTATATAATCTAGCATTCCAATGACAACAGAATTTTGGAAGCTGGTAAAAAATAAAAGTACAATGAAGGTAAGTAGACCGTGATCTCCGGCGTGTACATAACCTTTTAAACTTTTTAAATTGCTTTTATCTCCAGATGTAAGCCGACTTTGTAGAACTAGGTCTGCTAGTGCGTGTTTTACTACTAGCATGAATAACAACATGGCTTCCGCCATTTACTTCTCCTATTCTGGAATGTGAACTACTTTTATATCGACTGCTACTGGTTTACCGTTATGATCTGAAATTTCGTATTCAACAATCATGTTTTGCTTTACAGTTTTTATCCCTGACTTTCTAAATTCAGAAACGTGTACAAAGATATCTTTTTCAGACTCTTCGCGTGATAAAAAGCCGTAGCCTTTTACATGATTATACCATTTAAGTTTACCTTGTTGTGCCATATTTTGGATTGCCCTTCTTAGTAGGGGGGCCACTTCATGTAGCTCCCCTAACTGTATATTTATTACATATTATTCTTTTTGTCTTGGATTTCAGCTCTACGAGCCTTTGCCAATTTACCCATCTCACCTAGAGCTTTTCTTGCTCTTGCGGCCGCGGCCTTTACACCTTTGGTATCAAATGACTCTGCTTCAGCCAAGTATGCTTCATACTGTGCTTTGATCTGTTCATGTATATCTGACATAGTTATTCTCCTTTAATTGACTACTTTGAGTCCAGTTGTTGATTCTATATATTGCTTCGCTGTCGTTTCGCTAGTCTTAGCAATGAATACAACGTTTCCTAGATTAATTAGCATTTCCGTGTCCATGCTCACAGTCAAAGCGAACGGAACCATTCCAATTCCTTTTTCTGTCATGGTTAAAACCATAGGCTTCTTAATCTTTATAGAATCGTCTTTAACTTCTGTTATTCTGGATACTACCTCTTCTCCAGCAACAGTTTTGAACGTGACGGTATCCCCGACACTATATGGTTTTTCTATTAACATTAACCTGTCGCACTCCCTGTTCCGTTGAATCCTGTGTCTTCTATATACGACACAAGAGACTCGTAACCGCCAATGTGTTGATCACCTATAAAGATCTGGGGAGCAGTTCTTGGAGCAGGCAAACCTTTGTCTTCAAAAAGTTTCATTAACTCCGCAGGCTGAATATCAGATCCTATTGTTTTTTCAGTGTATTCTAGTTGTAAATTTTTAAAAACATTTTTTGCCTTTACACAACTAGGGCACATTGGTTTACTGTAAATTGTGATGTTCATCATAAAGTAAATCCTTTCAGTACATCTTCGTCTACGTCTTGTTTAATGCCCCCAATAATATAGCTTTCAACTTCTGTTTCTTGTGGTGCCACTTGAAGTCCAGCACTTGATAGCCAATGTTGTGTCCAAGGCAACGGGTTTTGATTTAAAGGACGATCATAAATTGGTTTGTATCCAAGTGCTTTTACTCTTTTGTTAGCAATAAACTCTACATAATGATGTAGAAGTTCTTCATTTAAACCAATGATTGCTCCGTCTTTAAACAAATAGTTTGCCCATGCCTTTTCTTCATCAACACAAGTTTTCCACATTTCGACTACTTCGTCTTCACATTCTGCCGCAATCTTCTTCATGTCTGGATCATCATTTCCTTTGATCCAATTCTTCAAAACGTGTGTTGAAAGATTTAAATGCGTTGCTTCATCTCTTGCCACTAGCGATACAATCTTTGCTGAACCTTCCATATTTTTTGATTCAGCGAAAGAAAACGTACAGGCAAACGATACATAAAATCTTAATCCTTCTAGGATGTTTACATTCATCATTGCTAAGAACATTTTCTTTTTCACATCGCGAAGTGTTCCTACTTTACGTTGGAACCAATCATCTGCCGCAAGTGTAAACGCATCATAATTTTTTGTTACTGATTGAGCTCGTTTCAATATCTCTTTATCATCTAAGATAGTATCAAATACCTCACTGGGATCTGGATAAACATTTTTGATAATATGTGTATAAGAACGTGAATGGATTGTTTCAAAAAAGTCCCAAGTAACAATACAACCTTCAAGCTCTGGCAAAGATACGTATGGTAAGAAAGCTAAACTAGGACCACGTCCCTGAACACTATCTAAAAGAGTTTGGTATTTTAAATTGGCAGTAAAAATATGTCTTTGTTCTGGTCTAAAGTTGGCAAAGTCTGCCCTATCTTTTTGTAAACTAACTTCTTCAGGGCGCCAAAAGTAACCAAGCATTGTTTGATTAAGTTTATCAAACTCTGGAAACTTAAACACATCATACCTTTGTGTATTTTGATCTGGTCCAAAGAACATTGTGCTCTTTGTAAAATCTATTTTTTCTTTATTAAATACTGTTTTTGCCATCTTTCTAATTCCTCCATACCTTTAGTGTAACATATCTTTGTGCCTGTGTCAAGTGTTAAATCGCACAGGAGTCACAATATTCTTCATATTCTTTATCTGTTCCGTTGAATTCATCACGTCCAACAGGGTTTTCTTTTACATTATCATGCCAACCCAGATTGTGTTGTGGCTCTTCTTCACCATCTGTTTTGTAATCATAAGTGTTTTGATAATATGATGTTTTCCAACCATATTTATAAGTATTTAACAAGTCTTTAATCATTACACTCATTGGCACTTCGTTGTTTTCAAAGTGTGTTGGGTTATAACTCCAATTACCGCTGATTGCTTGATCAAAGAACTTCTGCATTACTGCTACTATGTTTATGTAACCATCATTGCTTGGCATGTCCCATAGTAATGTGTAATAATTCTTCAATGTTTGATACTGAGGTACAACTTGTTTTAATGGACCTTTTTTGCTTTTCTTTACAGATAGATATCCTCTTGGTGGTTCTATGCCGTTTGTTGCGTTACTGACAATGGAAGAACTTTCACTAGGCATTTGTGCTGATAGTGTGCTATGTCTTAGTCCAGTTTCAGCTATCTGTTGTCTTAGCCATTCCCAGTCGTATTGTAATTTTATATCACAAATTTCATCTAATTCTTTTTTATAGTGATCAATTGGTAACAACCCGTCAGCATATTTTGTTCTTTCATAATATTCGCATTGGCCTTTTTCCTTAGCAAGATTACTTGATGCTTTTAATAGATAAAATTGAAAAGCTTCTGTAAGCCTATGGATCAATGTAAGTGCTTTTTTATCTCCATAAGATACTTGGTTCTTGGCTAGATAATGTGCTAAACCAATATATCCTACTCCTAAAGAACGTCTAGCTTTTGTGCTTATCTCAGCCGCCTTGATTGGATATTTTTGATAATCGATTATTTCATCTAGTGCTCTTACAGCAAGATCACAAAGCTCTTCCATGTCATCTAGTTCTTTTATTAAACCTACATTGATTGCTGATAAAATACACAATGCTATTTCACCTTCTTCATCATCAATATGATTCAACGGTTTGGTAGGTAATGTAATTTCTTGACACAAGTTACTCATGTATACTTTGTCTTTAAACGAACTATGGCTATTAGCATGATCAACATTCATAATATAGATACGTCCTGTTTCAGCTCTTTCCTTTACGAGAGCAGAAAACAATGTCATTGCTGGTAAAACACTTTTTTTGATTTTAGGATCTTTTTCATATTTCTCATATAGTGTTTTAAATTCATCAGCATCGCCAAAGTATGCTTCATATAATCCTGGAACATCATGTGGCGAGAAAAGGGTAACATTGCCTTGTGTCAACAATCTTTCATACATAGTTTTGTTAAGCTGGATAGAATAATCTAATTTACGCACTCTATTATCTTCAGTACCTTTGTTATTTTTCAAAACAAGTATGTCTTCAATCTCTTGATGCCAAAGCGGAAAATGGACAGTAGCACTACCGCCACGTACACCATTCTGTGTACAACATCTAACAGTTGCTTCGAACTTTTTAAGAAAAGGAATGACACCAGTGTGTGCTACTTCTCCTCCCCTGATCTTTGAGTTGATGCCTCTGATACGTCCTGAGTTGATTCCGATGCCTGCTCTTTGTGCCGTGTATCTACCAATCGACATATCACTTGCGAAGATACTATCAAGGGTATCATCACTGTCAACAAGGACACACGAAGCAAACTGTCTAATAGGCGTTCTGACACCGGCCATGACTGGCGTTGGGATATTGATTTTAAAAAGTGAGGTCGCATCGTAGTATCTCCTTACATAATATAACCTATCTTCTTTTGGATAGTTAGCAAATAGGGTTGCCGCAATCATCATATACATGTGTTGTGGAGATTCGTATATCTCACCAGAGCTTCTATCTTGGCATAGATACTTGTCTACAATTTGTCTCAAACCAGCATAGGTAAAGTTTTCATCTCTTGTGTGATGAATATACTTTTCCATCTTTTCAAATTCTTCTTTTGTGTACATGTCAAGTATTTGTGAATCATATACATTTCTCTTAATATTTCTTTTTACCATATCATACAGAGATACTTTTTCAAAACCACCAAACACATCTTTATAAATTCCGTATAATAAAAGTCTAGCCGCGGCATATTGATAGTTAGGATTCTCTAACGTAATAAGATCATTTGCTGATCTAATTAGCAAATCTTGTATTTCTCTTGATGACATACCAGTAACAAACTGAATGCCAGCATTCATTTGTATTTGACTGCTTGAAACGCCTGCTAATCCTTCACAAGCGAAGTTTACTACTTTGTGTAGTTTTTGGATGTCTAAGTGTTCTTGACTTCCGTCTCTTTTGATGATAGTTAAATCTTCTTTCATTATACTTCCTTCATAATAAAAATTATTTAGTGGAGTGGCGGTAACCTGTAAATCTTTTGTGAGACAATATGTTTTGGCAATTCATCAACAGTAATAGCTTCATTGTAGTAACCCAAAATAATTCCTTTGTCTAGATAAACAAGGTACACCAAGTTGTCTTTTTTAGTGTCCTTACTGATATGTATCTCGATGTTCGAGTCACAAAACCTATCTGTTAACTGTAAAGTATATGCTATAAGTTGTGCGATTTCATACTCAGTAAACTCATTCTTTTCAATTAGATGCCAAGGTTCTATTTTACTATCAGGATCAAAAGCATTAACTTTTTTTGAGGATACATGTAGCTTGTTCGTAAATTGAACCAACATGTCAAATGGTCTAGGGTGATCTTCTAATCTGTTTCTGAGATCTTTCCAGACTTTTATTTTATCTTCTAACTTGTTTCCTAACATTATCCAATAACTTTGATCTTAAAAGTAAACCTTCCTGCGTCATTTACAACAGAGTTTAACACAGAAACCACTATTGTGTCAACCGAAGATATGCCATCTGTGTTTACCAAACTAGCTTGAAACTTTAGTGCTGTTTCATAATTGCTGTCTCCTTGGTAATCGTAATCGTCAATAAAGTTTACAGTACTTGTTGATTGATCTAATTGAAAAATCATCTTTCCACTTCTTTGTGCGTTTACCAATGAGCTGTTGTAAAAATAGTCTACTTCATAAGTTCTTGAATAATCGCCTGGTAGCCTGAAGAAATATGTGTAGCTTGATGTTTCAGATACTTCTAATGAGTGCATTCCGCCTAGTTGTGCGTGAACGTAGCCTTTGATTTCAGATATATATGGTTTGTTAACTATAAATGATTGCCCGTATGAAAGATCTGCTGTTCTTGTAAAAGAATCTTCTATTGAAGAATTGCCTGGGACAGCAAAATCTATTATGCTGTATTGTGCGTTGCCTTCTGTACCACCAACATTACCAACACCTTCATAGTTGTTTGTAGTGCTAAAGTTGTTGTTTCCGTTTGCGATAGCTAATCCTTCTTTATCAATGTTTTTAAATTCACTGAATCCAATTTTATTTTTACAAGGACCTGTTACTTGTCCTTGCGAACCTAGTACAGAATTCTGTCCAAATTGTATACCATGTCCTAAATTTTTAAAATAGCAACAATGAAAGTGATTGTTATATACATCATCGTCACTTACTATTCCTACACTCATTCCATCAACTGTAATATGATCGAATTTATTTTCCTGTGTACATACA